TATTATCACCCCTTAAGGTGTATCAATCTTTTATTCGCTTATAAAAATATCATGCAGGTATTCTTTAATGACCTTTCTTTTTTCTTCTGTTAATTGCATGTAACTTTTAACTATTTTTTTATCAAGATCATCTAAATGATATTCGTCGGCTACTTGTTCAAACAATGTGTTTGGTAGATCAGAAAACATCTCACCAAGGCCTTCCATAATCCAAGCATAATTGACATCAAACTCTCTGCAAATAGATTTAATCGTTTGTTCACTTGGATTGTTTTTCCCTTTTTCAATCATACTTATAGAAGCTTTTTTGATACCTATTCTTTGACCAAAGGCCTCTTGGCTCAATCCTAAATGTTTTCTTAATCTATAAATTCTTTCGTTGATTGTCTCCATTTTTTATCACCTCCTTCAATCAAAGTATATAACGTAAATGATTAAAAGTAAATAAAAAAAGTTAATCAAATGAACATTTGATATTGACAATGTTCATCGAATGAATTATTATATAGGTGTAAAGTTAATCAAATGAACAAAAAAAGGAGGTGTTTCAAATGTACGGTATGACATTAGTGTATGTTAATCATTTAGTTGAAAGCGGCAAAGGCTATTTGTGGGATGACTTAATGAAAGTCACAAAATTATTCATTGAAGCCAATCAAGAACAAAATAGTTAGAAAGGAGAGACTTTTAATGGGAAATGCTTCACTCATTGAATTCCGAAAATCATTGAATTTAAAGCAAAATGAAATAGCAAAGGAAATAGGAGTTTCACCTTCGTACTACTACAAAGTGGAAAGTGGATATCAAAATCCCAGTTATGAATTTCTAGCAAAATTTAAGAGAAGATTTCCTGATGCGAGTATTGATGTTCTGTTCTTTTAGTGGATTTGGGTAAATTCATTGGTTTTATTGATGCAAAGGTTGATATAAAAACAAAACGCCAATAAGTGCGCTATCCTTACTGACGTTTGTCTAAATTTATTTACTCTTTGTGTATGCAAGTAAAGAAGTTAAAAACTAAATTACTACATTATATAGCGCCTAATGCTTCTATGTACACATCATCACTTATGCAGTCTTAGTTCTGCATGATAGCCTAAAAAAGCTATTTAAAGGTTTGCCCTTTAGCTGATGATTTGTGGAAATTGATGCGGTTTATTTAGTGCTTAATGCACAAGTCTCCTTGCGGATTAATCCCTAAGTAATCTGCAGAGCAATTATTTTAACCTGTTTAAACTGTCTAGGTATCAGTACGTTTCCCCCACAATAAGAGAACAGGGCAAAATCAAAAGTTTTGTCAAAATGACCACTCTCCATTCTGCCACATAGGCAAGAATATTTTATCACAATTTGGAAATTTTTAAAAGGAGGTGAACACCATGGAAGATTACAAAAAAGAAAAGAGAGATATTGAAGACTTCATTAATGGCACAGTGAAGAAACTTTCTCCAGCAAACAAAGAAAAAGCGGTCTACATCATGCAAGGCATGATCATTGGACAACTTGCTTCTGAACAAGCTGAAATCTCTAAAAACATGATTGATGCAGTCAATCAATTCAATGAAGTAAGGTTATAGTTTGCTTTGACGGCACAAATAAAAGAGAACCTTACAGAAAGGGGTAATAATCATGATACTTTGGATTGCTGCTATCGTAAGCTTAATTTTAAGTCTTACAGGGTGCTATTTGATGCCAAAAAGAAAAGCCCTTATATGCTGGGCTATATCTTATCCTTTAGCATTTTATGTTTTATTCAATGCACTTGGCAATATTTTTGGATAGCTTGTTCAGCTTATGTATTTCTTTCTTGATTAAAAACATAAAAAAGGTGGTGATGAGAAATGCAAAAACAAAAATGTGAAAGGGTAGACAATGTTGAGGAAAGAACATTGTTAGTTGTAACTGTTTTAAGAGGCAAAGGCACTAAAGAAGATGTGTGTAGATTTGTAGAGCTTTACTACGAAAAAGATAGAGAGGGGAACTATCATTTTCTATTTGATAAAGATCCTCGAAAAGAAAAAGAGCAAATTTAATTACTCTTTCTTAGCTTTGGTTTTTTCAGCAGATATAGCAATTATATCACCATAAAGCAATTCGGTTTCGTATCGTTCTACATACCAATCGTTTATAAGTTTTTCGATTACTTTAAGAAGTTTTTCTGCTTCACCTGGATCAATATCAACTATTACATTTATATCTTTTTCCATATGGGCACCAATATTACCGACTCTTCTTATTCCATCAAGAACTTTCCATTGCATTGCTGGGATTTTATGTTCAAGTTGATCAATTTCTTTAAATAGTGTGGATGGCTTGATTTTCCAAAAATCTCTAATCATTCCTTGCAAGCAACGTCTTGATAAGGTCGCTGATGCTTTAGGACTTAAATTAACAATAGCGTAAGCTTCTTCATAATCTTGTCTTATAGCTTTTGGAATGTAATCAGGAAACTGTTTTGCTAAAGAAATAGGTTTTACATGAACTATATCAGTTTTTACTTTAGAACCAGTTCCTTGAGCATTAATGGAATATTCAAAGCAATGAGGGCATTTAAAAATACCAAGTGTAACTTCGCTTTCCTTAGGTGGAATAGTGCTGCCAAAAGGCACTTCAAATGATGGCTTTACTTTTTTATAAGTTGAATCATTGAGTTCGGCAGTATGGCTACAGTATGGACATTTAAAGTCATTAGGCATATTTTCACCTCACTTTCTAATTAAATTTCGATATTGCCGTACCGATAACTTAATTATAAAGAAAGAGATGAAGAATGTCGAAAACAATTAAATAAATTACTGATCATCCAGGAGCCAATCTCTAGCAAAGCCTATTTTATTAGATTCCTAAAGTTGATGATCATAGAAACACCAAATTAATAACAAATTTCTTTTTTTAATACAATACGTGAAGTTTTCATTTTGTAATAGAGATTGGTTCCTTGATGGTCAGTAGTAGGAAGGAGAAAAAGTTATGACTAAAGAAGAACAAGTAGAAATTATTAAATTCAAAATAAAACATGAAATAGAGTATCTAGAAGAACTTGTTGAACTTAGAAATAATGCAAGAAAAGCATTTGAGGACTATATGAATAAATTCAGTAAAAGTCCTAGTGAGCAATTGATTATTGCATTACTTAATTCTTTAAATGAAAAAAGTGCCCTTAAACAGGACACCAACATAGCATATAAATTATAAACAAATTCAGGAAGAATTGCAAATATGGATTAATTAAAAAACAAAAAAAGGAGGTAAATATTAATGGAAGCAAGACCTACAAAGATGCTTAAATTTCCAGAAGTTATGGAAGACTTGGGCGTTTCTCAAAATCAACTTCAAAATCTTGTAGAATTAGGTATTTTCAATCCTATCTATTTAGGAAAAGGTTGGAAGTTTTCTCAAAAAGAAATCCTTGATTTTCAAAGAGATTATGCAGGATTGGATGTCAGCAACTATGAAAAAGCCAAGAGTTGCAAAGAAATAGTTGAATCTCAAAAAAGATTATTACAGGGAGGAATTTCATGAAGAAACTAAACAAAGCAAAGGTTCTTGCAGTTGCATTAGGTATTTCAGTTTCAGCAAATATCGGAATGTATTTACATGGCCAATATTTACAAAATGAAATCGTAGATAGTCAAGAAGAAGTATTTGATTTAAAAGCAAGGAATACACTTTTAAAAGATACTTACAATGAACTTTTAGGACAAATGCAGGAAACACAAAATGAAGTTCAAAACTTGCAAAGTCAAGTAGAAGAACTTCAAAAATGAAGATCATTAGGGGTCTTTAGAATTACGGCGTATTGGTTTGGAGAAGATGAATATGGAGACTTGACTTCTACAGGAGTTAAGGCACAAGTCAATCATACAATCGCTGTTGACCCTGAAATAATCCCATATGGAAGTAAAGTCATGATTGATGGCCAAATTTACGTGGCTGAAGATTGTGGCGGAGCGATTAAGAATAACGTTATTGACGTATGGGTAGAAAATCAAAGTAACAGTTTTGGTGTCAAGTACACCGAAATATACATCAAAAGGGAGAAATAGTTATGGATAAAAAATTATTAGAAGACATCATCCAAACTGCAAAAGTTGCAGGTGCAGATGTCAAAGTTGTTCAAATTGGTTCAACTGAAAAGGAAGTAGATGAAAGACCAGCAGTACCGTTACTTAAATTAGAACTAAGCATCAAGAAAGATGGAGATGCGCTTTCGGTATTATCACACGGGGATTGGAACATCTTAGGAAGTCTTTTCTTAGAAATGGCTCCAATCAATGTTGACATTGAAAAGGTCAAAGAAATGTTTACACCAGCAAAAAATGCTTTCAATCATTGCTGTAATGAACTGAATAACTACATCCAAGAACAATATAAAGGGGCGTTAGAAGATGAAAAAGAAAGAATTAGAAGAAAGAGTTGCTGATATTGAGGGTTCAATCATGTGTATGGAGTGCAAGGATCATCTAGATAGTGATGATTATCTTCAACTTGGTTATCTCAATCAGGAATTAGCAAGTGCTAAAAAGGATCTAGAAAATGGAAACTACGAACTATGAGGAGTTCTTTCCTAATTGTAATGTCGATTATGTCAAAGATAAAAAACATTGGCATAGCCTAAGAGGAAAAGGAATTGGTGGTTCTGATGCAGGAATTGTAATGAACGTAAACAATTACAAAACACCTTATGAATTGTGGGAGGAAAAGACAGGTGCTAAAAAGCCTGTATTCCAAACGAGTGAAGCAATCGAAAAAGGGAATGCATTGGAACCCATCCTCATTGAATTGTTCGGTGTTCTTTATAAAAACAAGTTTGAATTGATTGATACGAAAGATATCAGCTTGTCAAACAAGAAATATCCATTTTTAAGAGCAAATCTTGATGGGGCAATGATTGAAATTGCAACTAAAGAAAAATGGGGATTGGAGATAAAATCAACAACCATTCAAAACGGAGCAATGCTCAAAGAGTGGACTAATGATCATATTCCAATATGCTACTACTTCCAAGTTCTGCATTACATGATTACAACGGGATTAAGACATTTTGTCCTATATGCCATTCTTGATATTCCTTGGGCTAACAACGGTGCAGGAAAACAAGAAACAAGAGTTGTTTATCTTCACTATGATGATTTGGTACTAGATGCTAAATACCTATTTAAAACGGAATTGTGGTATTGGAATTTAATCGAAACACAAACACCACCACCGTTCCTTGAAAACAGAAACAAAGAATTAAAAGAAGTCAGTTAGAAAGGAAAAGTTCACAATGAATGAAATTAGCAAGTTATACGTAGTTACAGTCAATATTGCAAATGAAAAATATTATTTATCCAGCTTATCTGGAACTATTTCCAAATGCATCTGTGATTCGTTAATTTTTCCAAACGAAAATGTAGCATGTTTTTATGCTACAAGAATGGAAAATATTTATCAAGATTCTTTAGGGAAAGTAGAATCAGTTGCTTTTCATGAACTCATCTAAGGCAAATTGGTTTATGGAACATTGATCTAACATTTTATGTGAAAAAGAAATCAGATTCAATATATCAAGACAATTATCTAAACTATCGTATGAATAAATTTTAGGTGTATGAGCTTTAGGGTTTCGCCCGATTTGAGCAATTGAAAGCAAAATATTTTTAAGTCCGCTATATAAATTTTTTTCAGTATCGGTTTTAAGGGAATTAAAAACAATTATTGGGTATTTTAAATCAAAACAAGTATATATCAATCTATTGCCATCAAGGTTTATGCCAGTCATTTTTCTAATCCTATCGTATACGGATTTAGACGCTTCAAAAATTATAGAAAAGTAATCTTCATTAACAATATCTTGAGTGCAAAATTCAAGAATTTGAGGATGAATATTTCTTTCAATTAGTTTTGATTTAAGTGAATCGTATCTTTCGTTTGCTTGGGTTCTAGTTTTAGAAGATTTAATTAAATGAATATTGCCATCTTCTTGCACCTCATAGCCGTAAAAAGAAATGCATTTATTTATTTCATTAATATATGATTTATATTCATTGTTATCAGAAAACCAGCTACTTGTTGGATGAAATACATATTTAATTATTTCTAAAACTTTGTTTCCACAATCGTAAGTAGTTTGAGTTTCTCTCATTACGAAATCTAGTCTTCTCCATTTAGTGGACTGATTACTATTGTCTTCAATATTTAGCTGCTCAAGCATTTTAGTGATTGTGCTTCCAGTCATAATGCTGCCAATTATTCTACTGATAGTTTCTATAGATTGTGCATCAAATTTATTTATAAGTGTCATTTTAATTTACCTTACTTTCTATCTTAATTTCAGAGTTATTAATACTGATAACTTCATTATAGAGAGTTAAATTAAAAAAATAAACAGGAGGGATTATATGAATGAATTACAAATATTCCAAAATAAAGAATTTGGAGAAGTAAGAAGTTTAGTTATTAATAACGAGCCATGGTTCGTTGGAAAGGATGTTGCTGAGGCATTGGGGTATAAGGATGTTAATCATGCAATCTTAGACCACGTAGATGAAGAAGATAAAGTTAATTCTAAAACTCAAGGACAAAACGCCCCTGAGTTAGGACAACGTGGAAGTTGGTTAATTAATGAATCAGGATTATATTCATTAATTTTATCAAGTAAACTTCCAAACGCTAAAAAGTTCAAACGTTGGGTAACAAGTGAAGTTCTTCCAACATTAAGAAAAACAGGGTCTTACGCTAAAGCACCCACTGATCCAAGAGAACTTTTAAAACTAACAATCGAAGCACATGAACAAACAGCTCAAAGGGTTGATGTTCTAGAAGAAAAAGTATCAAGCTTAGAAAAATCAACAACGATTGACAGCTCACAACAAAATACACTTGAAAGAATCGCTAAAGCAACAGTAATCAGAACGTTGGGAGGCGTTGATTCAAGAGCGTATCAATTAATGAGTAGAAAGATTTTCAGCAACATTTGGAGAGACTACAAGAACTATTTCAAATTAGGTTCATTTAGAGATACTTTAAAGACCGAGTTTGAAAACGCAAAAGAATATCTTGAATCTTGGTCACCTGAAGTCAATGTGAGTTTGAAAATCAAAGAGTACAACAGTCAATTATCGATGAATTTAGATGCTTAAAAAGGAGGAGAAAAAAGAAAATGAATGAGTTTCAAACAGGGCTACTCAATGAATTGGTAGCCGTAAAAATTACAACCAAAGAAGAATTTGAAAAAGTAATCAATTTCTTATCAATCAACAACTGCTTTCTCGTAAACGGTGAACCAGTTGTCAAACTAACATATCCAGGAGACAAAGCATTTGTCATTTTAAAACAAGACAATGCAATCTTCTGGCAACCAGCAAATCAAGTGTTAGATGAACGCTATAGAGTTGTTAGTGTAATTGAGTTCTTTAGACCAGCTGAAGAAGAAAAGGTTGTTGAAGCAAAAGTTGAAGTTATTGAAGATGAGGAGGTTGCTATTAACGAAAAAAACCTATCTATAGTCATCGAACTACCACCTAACGGGGGCTTTATAGAGTCAAATGCTGACGATCTCTTAAAATTAATACCAGCAATCAAAGCAAAAGCAGGTGTGGTAGTTGATGAAAAGAACTACAAGGACTTTGTAAAAGCTAAAACTGGTATGGTTCCTTTGTATCGTAATTATGCTAAAAAATTAAATGTAAAATTGATTGATAATAGAAAACGATACATGGAAGAATTTATTACTTTTGAATCAAAAATAAAAAAAGTCATTAATGCTTTAAATGAAACCGCAGATACAGTAGCTGAAAATGTGGATGTATTTGTTCAAAAGCAAAAAGAAGCTCTTAGAAAAGAACGTCAAGCAGCTATTGATCAACTAAAAGAAGTATTAATTTCTAGAAAGATGATTTCAAAGGAATATGCTGATCAGTTCGTTTTTGATGAAAAATGGCTTAACGCTTCAACATCCAAAAAGAAATTTGAAGAACAAGTTGAAGCACAATTCAATGCTTTAATGGAAAAAGAAAAGAATGACAAATTGAATTTAGAAATGGTTGAAAAAACAATCATCAATGCATGTCTTATTGCAAATGTTGATGAAAAGCTTATTTCACGAGAAAAATATCAAGCTCTTTTAAATACTGAAGGTCTTCCTAAAGTAACTGAAATGATTACTGATGAAGTAGACAACATCAAAAAACAATCACAAGCGGTTGCTCAACAAAAAGAAGCAGAATTTCAACATCAAAAGGAAGAGTTTGAAAAGAAACAAAAAGAAGCAGAACTTCAACACCAAAAAGAGTTGGAAGCAGTCAAAAAACAAGCTTCTCAAACAGTTGAAAATCAACCTAAATACACACCAATTAAACGTGGTGATGAAACGATTGCTAACGTAAATGATAAGTATATCGTTACAGAAATAAAACAAACCCCTCCAAAATTTGAAGGTCAAAAATGGAAAAGAACATTTGAATTTGAGGGCGATTTAGCAGCACTTCAAATGTTGAACAGATACATGGATGTAATCAAAAGCATCAATCCATCGTTTAACTTTAGTGAAGTCAAACTAACTGAAAAAGAATTAAGTGATCCTCAAACAGGAGTAATCAATAAATATAACGTTAAAGAAATCAATTAAAGAAAGTTACGAGGTGAAATTATGAATAAGGTTTATTTAGATAAGGATGGAAAATTATTCGTTAATGGTCATGAAATTAAGGGAGTTATGTCTGTTTCATCAGAAACAGATTATCTAGGTACACAAATAGTTTTAAAGTTTGAAGGTGATTACAAATGCGATTTTATTTCATCAAGAAAAGGACATTCATTATCTGAACGTCCTAAGGAATAAACTTAGCGATAAAATCTGTAAGTTCTATCAAACCATTTTTAAATCTTTTTTCCATATAAATAATAGCATTATTTGTGAGAAGGAAGTCGCCACTTACCCACTCCTTAACAAAACCAATGGATTTTAATTCATCTAGAATGTCGCCAACATCTTCGATATTAAAATCTAAAATATATGGTTCTCGTTGCTCAAAGTTATTTTTAAATTGTTTTGATCTGTCTAACGAATAACCTTGAGCACGCCTTTCTAGGAATGTTTTATATGTAGAACATAAGAATTTATCAGCTAATTTTGTTAGCACTACTGACACTATTTCACCTCACTTTCGAGGTAAATTATAACACTAAACAAAAGGAGAATAATTAATATGGCAGTACAAAGTGTAATGCAACAAGCAACTAAAAATCCAGTAACAACTGGTATCAAAAAATTCAACAATTTAATCAATTCAAGCATCATGAGAACTAAAATCCATCAAATGGTTGGTGCAACTGATTCACAAGAATTTATCACATCAATTACAAGTGCGGTTAATACAAATCCTGCATTAGCTGAATGCGATCCACAAACAATCATCAGTGCAGCATTACTAGGGCAAAGTTTACATCTTAAACCTAGCCCTCAATTAGGCTATTTCTACATGGTCCCTTATAAAAACAAAAAAAAGAAATGTACAGAAGCACAATTCCAAATTGGTTATAAAGGATATCTTCAATTAGCAATCAGATCCAACGAATATGTTGATATTGATGCTATGGAAATTAGAGAAGGAGAATATAAAGGGCGCAATAAGTTAACTGGTAAGCCAGAGTTTGAATTTGTTCAAGATGATGATGTAAGAGAAAATCTGCCAGTAGTTGGTTACATGGCTTATTTTGAAATGAAAAATGGATATATCAAACGTTTATATTGGTCGAAAGAAAAAATGCTTAATCACGCTGATAAGTATTCACAAGCATTTTCTAAAGAAGCAACAACAGGACAATATCCTAAAGTTTCATTTGCTGATTATGAAGCTGGAAAATATGATCCTAAAACTGAATGGCAATATTCAAGCTTTTGGTATAAGAACTTTGATGAAATGGCCAAGAAAACAATGCTTCGTCAATTATTGTCAAAACATGCTTTATTATCAACTGAAGCGATTGAGAAAGCTGTCACTTCTGATAATGCAGTAATAGATGAAAACTTGAATCCTCATTTTGAAGATGAAAACATCATTGATGGAGTTGCAACTGAAAAAGAAACACCTCAAGCAATTGAAGCAAACACAGCTCCAACGATGCAAGATATCATCAAAGAAGAAAAACAAGCTGAAAAAGTTCCAGTTGATGACTTTGACCCAATGTCAATGTAGGAGGTAACAAGATGCAAGAAGAATACGTTATACTTCCTCGATCATTTACAAACACGAAAGCCTATAGAGATACTTATTCTCTATGGACTTTCACTTATCTATTGTTCAATTGTGATAATGATGGGCATCTAGAATTGAACATTAGAAATCTAGACTTGCCAATCAGTGAAAATAAATTCAAAGCATCATTGAAGAAGTTATATGATGAAGGATTGATTTATGGTGATACACAAGGAAATCATAGAGAGATCTATATAAGTGATTATCAAGAAAAGTATGCAGAATAAGAGGTTTAATCAATGGCTGAAAAAGAGGTAAAGAAAGGGTACACAGGATTTTCAAACGAACTAGTGAATGATCCTATTATTAAAAATTCAAAAGCATGGACTCTGTTTTCCTATTGCCTCTTTAAGGCTTATTTTGATGATAAGTATGGAGAGGCAGGAACCTTTACAACCACACAAATAGAAATGAGAAAGAATTTGAATTGGGACAATAAAACCTTAAAAAAATTTATGGAATTCCTAAAAAACAAAGGTTATATAGATTGTAAAACAACTCCTCAAAATACGTTTATAAAGGTGCTGAATTATAAGAAGTGGCGAGGGTATTAGTATAGGAAAAATTCCTACATGGTATAGGAGAAATTCCCATACTGTATAGGAAAAATTCCTACATCCTTTCTATATATAAACAATATAAACAATATAAACAAGAAAAAACAAGATAAAACAAGAGTGGTGTGTGCACACTCACAAATAACAATCCTTCGCATACGACATTGCAGATTGCTATATATAGTAGGCACACAACATTTTGAAAGGAATTTAGAAATTTTGGAAAAAACGGAAATTAAAAAGATTTTGAAATTTTACAAAAACATTTATCCAAATTCCAAAATCATTGAATCGAAAGATACCATTGAAACATGGATGATGATGTTTGGAGATTTCTCTTATGAACAAGTTCAAAATGCAATTGTTAAATTTTCAAAGTCTAACAGATATATTCCTAATCTTGCTGAAATCGTTTCTAACATTGAAGTTCCTGAATACACAATTGAAAAGATTCCGCCCAACACAGTAATTATTCAGTTTGAAGATGAAACTTATGGAAACTTTCCATTTAGATTTTTAAACTCACAAGATGCTAAAGAATATTCCAAAAAGTTTCAAGAATGCAATTACGATAAAGAATCAATCAAGATCTTACATGAAGAACATGTTAGAAAACGCAATGCTGGAGTTCTTACATACAGGGGAAAAGCAAAGGCAAGATTAGAGCAAAAACTTCAAAATCAAAATAGAGGTAAAAAATATGATAAACAGAGTAGTTATGGTTGGTAGGATGACACGTGATCCTGAACTTAGAAGAACTCAAAACGGTTCAGCAGTTACAAGCTTTACTTTAGCAATGAACCGACCAAAGAGAAATGATGAAGAACAACAAGCGGATTATATTTCATGTGTTGTTTGGAATAAGGTCGCTGAAAACGTCGACAAGTACTGTTCCAAAGGCTCATTGGTTGGAGTTGAAGGAAGACTTCGCTCAAGATCTTATGACAACGCTCAAGGTCAACGTGTATATGTTACTGAAGTTGTATGTGATTCAGTTCAGTTTTTAGAAACAAAACCTAGAGACAAATATGAAGAACAACAATATCATTCACAATCAACATACAATCCAAATCAGTACCAACAACCAATACAAAATCAACAACAAGACAGTTTTATGAATGAAAATCCATCTTTCAACATTATGGAAGATGACATTCAATTCTAGTCTAAAATAAAAAAACCAAAAATTTTCATTTCTAGCGAGTGTTTGTTATAAGGATGATTAACTTTACCAATTATCTAAAAACATTCGTTAGAATGAATATTTGACCAAGAAAATAACAAATTAAACAAAAAAGGAGAGATGAAAATGCTCATAAAAAAAGATGAAGAACCGTTTTTCTATAAATTTCTTTCAATTGCAAAGGAAATCATCAGGAAAAATAAAAGATACACACCAGTATTTTATGGTGATGATGAAAAACTTTATTTAGTTTGTAACAACTATGCTGCAGTTTATGACTTTCAAAGTAATTTGCTTTTAGATGATGAATTAAGAGAGTTTGGAAAAATCCCTTATGAACTATCACAATTACCTAACGGAGATATGAAATTGGCGAAAGCTGAACATTTCAGCTGTCAAGAATCATATTTGATTGCAGTTAGAAATTTCTTCAAGCATGCGGGTTACATGTCGAAAAAGGTTTTTTCTGTTGATAAAGGTGATCCTTACAAGATTCCAAAAATCGTTGAAGTGACACAAAGATGGATTTCTGAAGAAGATAACAAGATTTTGGACAAGATAGGATTTCCTGATATCTATATGTTGGATGCAGAACGTGACAATGAATTTATTACATTAGCTGGTGATTGGAACCCATATTATTTGGCAGCATGTGATCAAACTGAGCTAAATGGTGGTCAAACAACCATCACAATGACAATTTACTTCAATATCAAAGATGACCCTAAGAAAAGTGCTTGTGACCAACAAGAAATGGAGCTTGTACAACAGCCTACAAACTATGATGAATTCGAAAATGAAGATGTTGAAGAAATTGAAGATGAGACAGTAGAAGATGATTATCAAGAAGAGGAACAATTGGATGCACTTCTTGAAGATGCTGTTGTTCCAGAGGAGTTAGAAGATGACTTCGACCCAATGCTTGCTTGATTTAGGTATCAAAAATGATTACAAGAAATTTTGGTTTACCGTTCCAGGAAAGATAGTTGGCAAGGGAAGACCAAGATTTACTACGCAAGGAAAATTCGTAAGAGCGTACACACCTAAAAAAACAAGGGATTACGAACAAAAAATAGCAATGTGCTATCGAAAAACTACAAGTTATCAAAGTGATAAAGCGTTGAGGGTGAAGATATTTGCATATAGAGGAATACCGAAATCAACCACCAAAAAATTAAGAGGTTGGCTATTAGATAAAACGTTTCTATGTACCGTTAAACCGGATATCGATAACATCATAAAAGTAGTTTTGGATGCACTCAATAATGTGGCATATTACGATGATATTCAAGTGTGTGAACTGGTTATCATTCGTGAATTTGCTGAAAATGAATGTTTAAAAATATGTCTAGAAGAAATTGGCGAAAGAAGGCCAAAATAGGAGGATAGAATTATGGGATTGTTTGATTTAGTTAGAGAAGAACAAGAAGCAAAGAAAAAAGCTGAGGAATCAGCTAAAGAAGATGTAAAGGATACAGTTGTCAAAGAAGTGGAAAAGGTTGAAGAAGCACCAAAAGAAGCTGATCAACAACCTGCTCCAGTTGCAAAAGCTGAAAAACAAGCAACTGAAATTGCAGAAGAATCTAAAAAAGAAGAAAAACCCGCAAGTAAAAAAGTACCTAAGAAAAAAGCAAGTACTGAAAAAACTTACAAATATCCATTTGGAGTCTACTCTGAAGGAAGATTGATTGATATTTCTTCTTATGGGTTTGTAGATGGCCAAGATTATACAGAAAAGGAAATCACGGACATCATGTTACAACACCGTCATTATGAGTTTGCAGGAACAATGGAATACAGCTATATCGAGGATGACAACGTTCTTGTTGTAACTGGAAAACAACATAGAAAAGGCTAGGTGTTCGATATGGCTTATACAAGATATAAATTCTATGTGATTGGAGTTGGTGGGACTGGTTCTCTTCTAGCAAGAGACCTTCCAAAACTTCTTTTAGGAACGTCACATAAAATGATGCTAATAGATGGCGATACAGTCGAATCTAAAAACATTGAACGTCAAGGATACCAAGCTCAAGACGTTGGTGATAATAAGGCTTTGGCATTATCGAGAAAAATCAATTCTCTTTATCCAATAGAGTGTGAATTCGATGATAAATATTGCACTTATGAAAGTTTATTTGCTCTTATCCAAGATGATAAGGGATATGTTCCTGTAATTATAGGATGTGTCGATAATGATGCTACAAGAATGATTTTAGAAAAAGTATTTAAGAAGCTAGATGATGTTATTTACATCGACTCAGCAAATAGTGAATACGAAGGAAATATCTATATCACAACAAAAAAGAATGGTATTCAACAAAGTAATTTGAGAAGTCAATGTTACAAATTTGATTTAGATAAGCACCCACTTGACGTTTCTTGTCAAGAACAGGCCGCCAAAGGAAATGTTCAATTTCTAGTAACCAATGCAAAAATGGCCGTATCGATATTGGAACATTGCAACGCTTTAATCATGTATCAGTTGAAAGAAGGTGTTCAACTTGTCAACAGATTTGAGACAGTTTTTTACGACTGATCATGTTCCAGATAAATTAGAACCTAACACCTATGAAAAGTTTTTTATCAACGCTTTAAGTTACACATCGTCAAAAGCCATTGATGATTTAACGATTGCATTTGAAGAAGATGAGTCTAATGATCTGATACAAAATTTTCAAGAAATTGACTTATTAGATGAACATGTTTTTCCAGATGTTATCGATTATGAATTTGAAGAAGTTATATTAAGTCCTTTTTTTGACAGAAACGAATTTGCAGTTGATGGTTTTGAAACATTGATTGAAGGATGGGAATATCCTGATTTGAATTTTGGAGTGGCAAATGAAGCTCTAGAAATCATGGCCAATGTTTCAAAAAAAGAAAGACACAATACGGAATTGTTGCAAATAATAGTCGAAAGAAAAGAAGATGATTGTGATTATAAATTTACTTCAAATGCTTTGATTTCAGCTCTTTCAAACACATTAAAGACAAAAACCGAGGTGATCATGTAATGAGAGAAGCAATCATTCGTTTAAACAACAAAAAAGATGATGCTGAATTATGTATCAAACAAAACGAGAAGATTACATTCAAAATGCTTTCAAAAGAAGAACTGGTAAAACTTTTTAATGATTTTTTTATCAAAGATCAGCATGAGAAAGCGAACATAAAATTGTTTTCTGAAAACACGATAGGTGCCGGTATTGATTATACCGTTATAAAGCAGCCTGAGCATATGCAATATGTTACTTATAATAATCATTCATACAAAATCAATTTTCCTAATGCTATTTATATTGTTCGATATGACAACAAAATCGTAAAAGGCATCCAATGTTATTGCTATAAGAAATACAAAGGCGGAGATACCGAATTGTATGAATATGCAATGCCAAATATGTTGACAGGAAATGCAATGTGCATGGGTAGTGCCGATAAAAGGATTGTTGATGGTGATATTGAAGCTGCTTTGAATAAAATTATCGCTACACCTTTTTCACATAGCAATTTCGATGGAATAAAGGGATTTTCAACAACAGTCAGCTATTTTGAATATTTAGAAGATAATTCATTTCCTTACAAGCTTTTAAGAAAATTGAACAGGAAATTAAGAGATGTCAAAGTGTGATGAATTAAGAAAATTACTTCTTGAATGGGGTGAAGATAATTATTTGCCCCTCAAGAAAAAAATTGCGTATCTGGAAAATGAAAATTATCGTTTGAGAATGCAAAATTTAAGAGTTAAAGAAAGAAATGAAAGACTCGCATTGATTGTAAAGAAAAGAAGAGAGGAAGCAAATTATGAAAATAGATAGAGGAATTGTTCGATGTGATAGATGTAAAAGAGTTTTCAAAACCAAAGAGGTCAATAATTATAAAATCTCATATCAAGCAGGTGGATTGAAAAGTGATGGTGGCATGGGACTTGTAAGAAAGAAAGCAGAAATCTGTTCCGATTGCAATATGGATTTTGAAGACTTCATGCGCAATAAACCAGTAGCAGGACGTGATACAAATGACAGGTGAAGAATGGTCAAAACTTTGTAAAGAGCGTGATGTTGTTGTAATCGATGCAAACTACAAGGATATGACGCATGAAGATGCTATAAAGTATTTTGATTTATTAAATACTGCAATGGATCATGCTTTTGCCAGAAAATATGATTTGGAAACTGGCCAATATGAAGATTATGCATTGCCTGAAGGGTCTACATATTACGAAGATGATATGAACAAGAAAGTTGCTTGTTGTGAATGCGGAAAGAAAATCATGTATGGAGCTTCTTATACATCAAGAATCATCTTGAATAGCGGTGGATTTGGCTATGCAGTATGTGAAGATTGTTATTACAAAAATGACATGAAAGATATCGTTAAGAAAGGATGAACAAAGATGATTAAAGTAGAAGAAATCGCTGAAAAATACAAAGGCTACGAAGTGGACGAGGAGAAACTAAAAGAGTTTCTCACTCTGCCTAAACCTAAAACAGTATGGGATTTAAAAGGAAGTGATAAATATTGGTATATTTCAGATTATGGGCAAATTTGTAAAAGTACATGGATTAATTTTGAATGTGAGATTATTAGAAGAGCTATTGGAAATTGTTTCTTAACAAAAAAAGAAGGCGAATTTGAAGTTGAAAGACGCAAGGTTGAAACCACTTTGTTGAAATACGGAAAAAAAGGCAAAAGTTCTCAAGATGAAGAATATTTTATTCTTTATGATTTTGTTGATAAAAAGGTTGCAATTTATCCGAGTGGAGGAGTTTGCTATCAAGGCACTATTTATTTTACATCCTATGCTTTAGCACAAAAAGCTATTAAAGAGGCTGGGAAAGACAACATCAAGAAATATATTTTTGGAGTTGATGTTGAATACGTTAAGAAAGGTTAAGGTGTAAAAAAATCTGTAGATTGCAGAAAAAACGGTACTAAGGAGGAACAACAATGAAAACAGTAAAAGAATTAGAAACTATGTTAGAAGAAGTTAGAAAAGATTTAGAAGAACTTAAAAAGAACAAAAACAGTTTTGAACCAACACCAAAAGGCTGGAAGCCTAAAAATGGAGAAAAATATTGGGTCGCACATTATAATTTAAGCCCAACAGTTTTCATTTGTGATGAAAGAACAATAACTAATAATATTATTAAATACAACCGCATTTTTAAAACTGTAGAAGAATGTCAACTATATTGTGATGTTCAAAGAGCATTTATGGACGCTTCTAGGGAGTATGTTTTAAATAAATACAACTACGTTCTTCGTTATGCGCACGAAGGTGGGGAAGTATTCATAACACCCTATACTAATGTTCAACCTACAGAATTATTTTTCGACAGTGAGGAAACAGTTCAAAATCTCATTGATAAATTCGGTGAGGAAAATATCAAACGTTACTATTTAGGGGTGTATTGATATGAAAAACTTTGAAAAATATGAAAAAGAGATTAAAGAGATAGTGAATCAAAATAAGCTTATTGCGGTTGTAAATAATAAACCATGTGTTTGTGAATGTAAGTGTACTGGATGCAAATTTGATAAAAGTAAAGGCGATATGAGAGGTTGCATAGTAAAAGCTTTTGAATGGCTCTATGAAGAATATAAAGAACCTATCAAGCTATCTCGTTTAGAATTTGAATTGTTGAAATGTCTTAAAGGTGAAAAACTTGAATATCTAGCAAGGGATAAATGTAAAGTTTATGTTCATGCATATGGCCCTAAACCTCAAAAAGGAAATCTCGGTTGGTTTACGGAGACAAGAGATTGCTGTTGTATGTCTTTATTTAGTAATTGTTTTAAATTCATCAAATGGGAAGATGAAGAACCAACTAATATTAAAGAACTTTTAGAAAATTGTGAGGTAATAGATGATGAATAAAATAGAAGAATTTAATGTTGATGAATATATAGATAAAGTAACGGAAACAAAAAGGATATTTAGACAATCGCTTGAAAAATATGGCAAAGAACCACAATGTAGACAAGCTATGGAAGAATGCGCTGAACTTATTCAAGCAGTGAATAAGATGCTACGATATGAAGATAGACCAGCTGAACCGGAGTATTATGCTAATTTAGTTGAAGAAATTGCAGATGTGGAAATCATGTTATATCAATTGAAAGTTATGTTTAACGTTAGTGATGATGAAGTTTTTAAAGTGAAAATTCAAAAAGCTAAAAGAGAAAAAGAAAGGTTGGAAAAGTTAAATGACAGCACAAGAAATGTTTGAATCAATGGGATTTAAAAAAGAAAAATTTGATTATTTTGGATTAGACCGATTTATTTATAAAAAGCCGATCGTAGATGGAGGAGACTACTTATATACATTTGTTGTTTTGTTTGATAAAGAAGAAAAGTTAACATCCGTATATTGTGATGAGTATTCTGAAGATTATGATGATTATCATGCACTACCTGCAATTGATATGGAGTTTTTAAAAGCAATCAACCAACAAGTTAAAGAATTGGGGTGGTTAGATGACTAAATCAAGAGGACAACTAATATCTAAATTACAGCACATGAAACAAGGCAACAATAACAACGCAATCAAACATATCAAATATGAAGATATAGATGATATTTGCAATTATCTTTTAGAAGATAAGCAAGAGATTGAAAAGTTAGAAAAAGCTCTTGATAAAGCGTGTGAAGAACTTCATTCTAATTCAGCTTGGTGTCATTATGGAAAAATGTCTAAAAAATGTGGATTATCTAAAGAAGAATGGAAAAAGGAGTTGATGAAAGATGACTAAATGTGAATTGGATCTATTAAAAGAATTTCAAGATAACGGTTGTGGTGGAGATGACTTTGATGAAATCAGTACATTAGTTGGCATGAGGATGAGAGGCTACTTTCAAGATGCCGAAGATGATGAAACTATTGATGAATTGATTTGGAGGTATGAAGAATGTATAAGCCACCAATAGAAATAGTAATGAAAGAAGTGTTTCAAAAGATGAATGAGGATTTTGAAAATTCAGTACTTAAAGCTGTACAAAAAGTCGGTATAAATGTTGATAAAGAAGAACTTCTAAAAGCTCTAATTTATGATAGAGGACAATATGATAAAGGTTATGAGGATGCAATGAATGAGGTCAAGCATCCTCAACCTCTTAAGTTTGAAGATTTAGCTCCTGGTATGTGGGTTTGGGATAATTTCTTTACAACTTTTACAAGAGTAGAAAATACATATTTATATCCTGATGATGCTCTTGCCAAAGGAACTAAAATGATAACGTTTTATTGCGATACAGGTGTTCTAACTAGGGTGTTTAAAGAAAACAGATATTATCCAGTTCAAATTCCATGGGAAGGAGATAAAAAACAATGGGAACGTACTATAGAAAGTTACAAACAGTAAAGCATGCGTTGCAATACTATATCACTAGACCAGGAGCAAGTGAAAAGGATCTAGTAAGAGAAAAGAATTTATTAAAACGTGTTGAAGAAGATATTGAATGGTATGAAGAAAGACACCACATCAAAAAGAAAGAGGAGAGAACAAATGATTAAATATTGCCCAGATTTAACCGGGTTTGAAATAAGAGAATCGTATTTGCGTGGAGGAAGAACGAATAAAACAGTTATTTTAAATCATTGTTTAAAAGATGCATGCGTCGCTTATAAGAATGGTAAATGCATTAAATATAATAGCAATGTAGAAATAAAAGAAGGTGGTGATAAATAATGTACATTAATCCATTTTGGTGCGGAGTTGCAGCAACTATTCTTGTTGAAGTTGCGGTGTTTGTCGTTTACGCATTTTATTCAAATAAAAAATAATTATTTTGGAGGGCAAGGAATGAAATATACAGATGAAGAAAAGAAGATCATTGATGAAGTTAAAAAATATCTTAGAGAATTACGCCTAATAAATATTGAAAAATTCTCTTTAACATTTGAAATTGAGGACATTCCAAGCCCTCAATCAATTAAATACAGTGATGAAGCTCCTGGAGGCTTTTCAAAATCCAAAGGAGAACAAATCACTTCTAATATGTTGCGCAGGGAGCTTCTAACAAAACGTCTAGAGCTCTTTAATAAGGAACTCGATAAATTTATGCCGTTAGTATATTTACTCAACGCAGGGCATAGAAACATCATTAGAACATATGTATGTTCAAGAGGATATAATGAAATGATTGACACATTGGAAGAATCATTTTGTATCAGCAAATCAACTTACAAAAGAGAGTTTCCAAAAGCATGTTTAGAATTATCTAAATATCTTGACATGGAACACCGCCCATCACTTGAAAAATTGAATAATATTTTTTATGAAAGCATCAAGAATGAATAAAAATTTCATTCTTTTTTATTCGTCAAAATAATCTCTAAAAGTCTATATATGTCTATAAATACACCTAAATACGCTTAAGTTTAACTAACTTTACCTTAATTCACCTAAAAAATCTTCATTTTTTTCTTATTTGTGTTATATTATTTATGTAGCTTGGAAGTATCAAAATCATTGTAAAAACAACATAGCTACAATGCTTTTTGTAAGTATGGGAATAAAATAGCATGCTAAAAGAAAAAAGGAAGAACGGCAATTCTTCCTCTTTTTCTACTTCGAATACTAGCTTTAAGTAAGTGTGGGATTAGTTCAACAACATTTTAGTTGCTACTAAGATTAAAAAGAGCATCACTAGGTATTCCATGAATACTTGCTCCTTTCCTTACACCAAAGCTAATATTCTTGCTTGATGTAAATAGCATGTTGCTAGTACCTCCGTAGTATATTTTGCACATCTTTGGATGTGCTTTTTTATTTTATCACATTTTGTTTTAAAATGTCTATTTGGGAGTGGTGCAGAAAAGCGAATAAAAGCAGTGTTTCGAATCTCTAGAAATAGTATCAAAAGCCATCAATAAGAACACTTTTATCACAAATGATAAATCTTTATTAAAAGTGGACCCATTTTGGACCCAAACTGAACCCAAAGTGAGCCCTAATTGGACCCAAAGTGGACCTAGATTGAACCCTTATTTCCATGCTATTATGCTATTGTGGTTTTTAAAGAAATGAAACAATCCCATTTAATTTAAAATCACAGTTCAGACATATAGGTTAAACCCCTTGCAAAAAAGTTCCTTACGGGAGCTTTTTTCTTTTGCAAAGAACAACGTCGCAGTTTTAACTGCTGTTTATATAAATAAAAAAACGGAGGTGGTGACATGATTTGGAAAAGCACGAGTTAGCGTTTGAAGACTATAAAAACGGCATGAAGCAAAAAGAAATCGCTAAAAAATATGGTACGACAATCAACACTGTCAAGTCATGGTCACGCCGTTACGAGTGGTCAAAAAAGAAGAAAAAGGGTGCACCCCAAAATAAAAGTGTGCACACCAAAAAAGAATGCAAAAAAATAGCTGAAGAAATAGTAGAAACAAGTGAGCTGGATGAAGAACATCAGCTCTTTTGTATTTATTATTTGAAATATCACAATAAAGTCAAAGCATATCAAAAAGTAAAGCCAAATACTCCATACAACAGTGCTTGTGTGATGGCTTCAAGGTGGTCTAAACAGCCGGCAGTAATAGAAGAAATAAATCGTTTAAAAAAAGAATTATATGAAGATGCTCTTCTTGATCCACATGACATAGTTCAAAAATATATTGATATTGCCTTTGCTGATTTGAATGATTATTTGGAATACGGCCAAGAGGAAGTCCCAGTAATTATTAAAAATCCTGATACAGGTGAGGATGAAGTTCTAAAGCGAACTGTCAATATGGTTAAATTCAAAGAATCGGCATTTGCTGATGGAACTATTCTAAGTGAAGTCAAACAGGGTCGTAATGGCGCAAGTATCAAATTGGCGGATAGAATGAAAGCTTTGGATTGGTTATCTAAACATATGAATTTAGCAACCGAAGAACAAAGAGCTAAGATTGATTTAATTAAGGCACAAACAAGAAAGATTGCTATTGATGATGAGAAAGAAGAAATTGAGGATGATGGTTTCTTGGAAGCATTAAACGCTAGTGCAAAAGAGGATTGGGAAGATGAAGAAGATTAGAACAGTTTTCAAATTCAAACCCTTTAGCAAGAAACAACGAAAGGTTTTAAATTGGTGGACTGAGAATTCACTAGTTAAAGATAAAGATGGAATTATCGCCGATGGCTCAATCAGATCAGGAAAAACTATTTCAATGTCTCTTTCTTATGTGATATGGGCTATGTCTAATTTTACTGAATGCAACTTTGGAATGTGTGGTAAGACGATTGGTTCATTTAGACGTAACGTTTTGAATATTTTAAAACTAATGCTTTGGTCGAGGGGATATAAACTGAAAGATCATCGAGCTGATAACATGGTTGAAATTACTAAAAAAGGTGTAACCAATTATTTTTATGTTTTTGGTGGCAAGGATGAAAGTTCTCAAGATTTGATTCAAGGTATCACACTTGCAGGGTGCTTCTTTGATGAAGTGGCTTTGATGCCTGAATCATTCGTGAACCAAGCAACAGCTCGTTGTTCTGTTGAAGGTTCAAAATGGTGGTTCAACTGCAACCCCGACGGACCATTTCATTGGTTTAAAGTTAATTGGATTGATAAAACAAAAGAAAAGAACATCATTTATTTACATTTCACAATGGATGACAATCTTTCTTTAAGTGAGAGAATCAAACAAAGATATAAAAGTCAATGGAGCGGAGTTTTCTATGATAGATATATCAAGGGACTTTGGACTGTTGCTGAAGGTATTATTTACGATATGTTCAATAAAGAAAAGCATATTGTTGATGATTGTGATTGCTTGATTGATAACAAAAACTATAGATATGTAAGTTGTGACTATGGTACTCAAAACGCCATGGTCTTTTTGCTTTGGAATAAAGGAACTGATGGCATTTGGTACTGCGTTAGTGAATACTACTATTCAGGACGTGACAGGAAAGTTCAAAAAACTGATAGTGAATATGCGGATGATTTGGTTGAATTTCTTAATGGAAGAGAAATATTTCAAATTGTCGTAGACCCCTCCGCTGCTTCTTTTATCGCTGAATTGAAAAAGAGAGGGTTTAGAGTTAAAAAAGCTAAGAACGATGTATCAAATGGTATTAGATTGGTAAGCACAATGCTCAATCAATGCAAAATTAAGTTTTTTAGCAAATGTAGAAATACAATTAAGGAATTTTCAGTCTATGCATGGGATCCTAAAGCAAGTGCTCGAGGGGAAGATGCTCCAATTAAGCAAAATGACCATGCAATGGATGCTATCAGATATTTTATCTATACAATTTTAAAAGGTTCAGGACTTAACACCGATTTGGAAGGAGGTATTTAATGAAGACATTAGAGGTAATTGCAAAAGATGAAATTTTTACCATTTCCGATGATGAAACAATGGATATCAAACATTTGAATAAATACATTGCTAAGCACCAGCAATTAAATGGTTCAAGATATAAAAAGTTAAAAGATGGATATGAAGGGTTCTATCCAATTATGATGTACCAGGATAAACCACAATACAAACCGGATAACCGTATAATCGTAAACTTTGCTAAATACATAGTAGATACGTTTAACGGTTTTTTTATTGGTATTCCAATCAAGGTATCATCAACAGATGAAGAGGTTGCTACTTACATCAATGAATTGGATAAGAGAAATCATCAAGATGATAACAATGCAGAGATTTCAAAAAACTGCAGTATCTATGGCAAATGTTATGAAATGTATTTTATCAATGAAGACGCAAAGGTGGGTATTAGGTACATTGAACCAACCAAAGGATTTATTGTATATGATGATTCAATCGTTCCAGAACCAAGGTTTTTCGTTACATATTACTACGATTCAAATAGTATTATGCATGGTTATTTGAGTGATGATTCTTACGTTTATGAATTCAGTAATAAAAGTGGTATGCATTTCGTTGATGAAGGTTCACTTCATGGCTTTGATGGTGTTCCAGTTACTGAATATGTAGAAAACGCCGAACGCATGAGTGCTTTTGAAAGTACATGGTCAATGATCAATGCCTACAATAAAGCAATAAGCGAAAAAGCAAATGATGTTGATTACTTTGCGGATGCATATCTAAAAATTATCGGTGCAAAAGTTGATAAAGACGGAATTGTTCATATTAGAAATAACAGGATCATTAATTTTGATGAAGAATCCAATACAGTTGATGTAGGATTTCTTGAAAAGCCTAATGCGGATGGTTCACAAGAAAACCTTATTAACCGTCTAGAAAGATTGATTTTTCAAATGTCTATGACACCTAATATCAACGATGAAAACTTTGGTACAAGTTCAGGAATTGCTCTTAAGTATAAGTTGCTTTCTATGTCAAACTTAGCCAAAGCAAAAGAAAGAAAATTCACTGGTGCTTTAGATAGAAGATATAAGCTGATTTTCAGTAACCCAATCAACACAGTTCATGAAGATAAATGGGTTGATGTTACTTATAAGTTTAGTCAAAACTATCCAGCAAACGTACTTGAAGAAACTCAAATTGCTCAAAACTTAGAAGGAGTTGTTTCTAAAGATACTCAACTATCTTCTCTTTCAATCGTTGAAGATGTTCAAGAAGAAAAAGAAAAAATCAAGCAGGAAGATGAAACTTCTAAAGAATCTATTGTTGATAAAAGGATGTTCAAATAATAGATGAACAGTGCTGAATATTGGCGTTTAAGAGAAGAAAAACAACGCTTGAAGAATATCAAAGATGAAAAAGAGTATGATAAGAAGATTAAAGAAATCTATCAAAGAATGATGGATGAAGTACAATCTGAAATCAATAACTTCTACGCTAAATATGCAAAGGATACTGGCATTACATTGGCCGAAACTAAAAAAAGAGCTTCTAATTTGGATATGGAAGCTTATTCGAGAAAAGCTAAAAAGTATGTTGAAGAAAAGAATTTTTCTAAACAGGCAAATGCTGAAATGAAACTTTACAATTTGACAATGAAAGTTAATAGACTTGAATTGTTAAAAGCGAATATTGGCCTAGCTTTAGTGAGTGGCCATGATGGATTAGAAAAATACATGGATGAACTTCTTGAAAATAGAACACTTGATGAAATACAAAGACAAGCTGGTATTTTAGGACCAACAATTTTAGATAATGCTGATACAGTACATTCAATTGTCAACGCATCATTTCACAATGCAACATTCAGCGATAGGATTTGGATGCATCAAGATTTGCTAAAGTATGATCTTGAGAGTTTGCTAGCAACAGGACTTATCCAAGGAAAAAATCCTAATGAATTAGCCAGACTATTAAGAAAACGTTTCAATGTTAAAATCAGTGATGCACAACGATTAATGAGGACTGAACTTGCTAGAGTTCAAATTGCTGCACAACAAAAATCATATGAAGCAAATGGATTTGATGAATATGAATACATAACTTGTGGAATCGGTGATGCGTGTGATACTTGTAGAGCGTTAGATGGTAAGGTTTTTCCAATAAATTGGATGAACGTTGGAGACAACGCTCCACCAATGCATCCTAATTGTCATTGTTCAACAGGACCTCATATGGATAGAAAAATCTATAATGAATGGTTGGACGGACTTGCTAGTGGTAAACATAGTTTGAGATTTGATGAATATAAAACTTTAAAGAATACTAAAGAGACTGAATCAAGTAAGAAAGTGTCTTATAAAAATTCTGTAGTAAGTAAAAATATGTTGAATTCAAGTAAGTTTAGAAGACAATTTGATAAATTATCAAATGATAAAAATGTTAATAGAAATGTTTATTATCTTGCAAAACAGATTCTTGAACATAGATCAGGAACAAAATACGAAGACTTAGCATACATTGATACCAAAACCGGTAAAACACTTATCAGCAACAAAAGAAACATTGATTTCAGTTGTGTTCCTACTAAAGAAATGTCTAAGTTTTTAGATGAAATTGACGATTATAGTATTATTGGTATGCATAATCATCCAGGAAGTAGTGTACCAAGCATAAATGATTTAGTGGTAGCAGGTAAAAGAAAATATTTGTTTGGACTTGTTGTTTGTCATAATGGTAATATATATAAATATCTAATAAAAAACAGTGATAAATTCAACATAAATATTGCTTCTCTGGCACTTGATGTTTTACAAAAAGATGGATATACTAAAAGAGTAGAAGAGATGTTTGAAGATGCAGGGGTAATAATAGAGGTGATATCAAATGAATAAACAAGCAATTGAAACTGAATATAAAAGAATATGTGATAAGTTAGGTTTTATTCCTAAAGAATTTAAACCCGCTATCCCTAAAGATGTTTCAGAAGATTATGGTCATATTGAAACACTTTTTGATTACCTTAGCACTGATGAAATGCTATTTTTATATGAAAATGGATATTTAACAAACTGATATAATCAAGCCGACAAGTAGTCGGTTTTTATTTTGACTAAATTAAGGAGTATTTATGAAAATTTTAAAAGAAGTTTCAATTTTGGGAACTGAATATAGAATTATTGAGAGTAATTGTGATAATGATCCATTATTAAAAAACAATTTTGGATATACTGATTACACTTCAAAAAAGATAGTTATTACAGATTTCCAATATGAAGAAATTGAAATTGAAGATGTAGCTAAATATAGAGAGAAAGTAATAAGGCACGAGTTAATCCATGCTTTTTTATGTGAATCGGGACTTCATGAAAATTGTGAGTGGCACAATGAAGAAATGGTTGATTGGTTAGCAATACAATCACCTAAACTTCAAAAGATATTTAAAGAAACTGAATGTATTTAATAAGCAAGTTTAAAAGACTTGCTTTTTTTGTAAAAAATAGAAAGGAGGATTCTAATGGCTGAAGGGTTAAGACCACATCACCATCAAGAATTTGAATATCATACTGTTCAATACTTTGATAAGAAAAGACATGTTATTGTAAAGAAAATACAATACATGTGTATGATTTGTGGACGTATTCGTCATGAAAAATATGACTGTTATGTACCACCACCTAAAAGCAAAACAAAATCATTGGAAAGAAATAAGAAAAAATATGGCAATCAAGGATGATTGCTTTTTATTTTCTTAAAGAGGAACTTATATGATCAAGATTACAGTTGGAATTTCTAAAGAACATATAGCAATTAAATGCATTGGCCATGCCAATTACAACACATGTGGTGATGATATTGTCTGTTCTGCAATTTCTACGCTATTACAGACACTTTGCTATAGCTTGGAAGAATTAACCAAAGATAAAATAAAAACCTCTCTAGAAAAAGGAGAGGGATATATAGGTGTATATCATCCAACATGTAAGTCAATTACATTAGTTAATGGCTTTGTAATTGGATGTAGAGAGGTAAGTCATACTTACCCTGATTATGTACAATTAGAAATCAAAAATTAGCGCATGTGGCGCTTTTTATTTTGTCCAAGCATTTATGACTTTAAAAGATATGGATGAGTCAGGCGTGGAAACTTTAAGCTACGGAGAAGAGCAGGCGTGTAACTCTCTAAAAGATACGGATAGGAGATAAAAAAATGAAAAAAGAATTAGAAGAATTATTAAAATTATCCCATAAAAGAAACTTCAATTTACAGTTATTCGCTGATGATGGCGGAGAAGGTGGTTCAGGTGGAACTGACGATCCTGAAGATAAATCAGGTGATGATGAAAAAGAAGATAAAAAATACACTGATGAAGATGTAAACAACATCATCAATCGAAAATTCGCCGAATGGGAAAAAAGACAAAAAGAAAAAAGTGCAAAAGCTGCAGAAGCTGAACGATTAAAAAACATGACCGAAGAAGAAAAAAGAAAGCATGAAATGGAAGAACTTCAAAAGAAAATTGCCGGTTATGAAAAAGAAAAAGCTATTGGAGCAATGACAAAAGTTGCTAGAGGAATCTTAAATGATTCAAAAATCGTTGTTAATGATGAATTATTAGGGAATTTAGTAGCTGAAGACGCTGAAACAACAAAAACAAATGTAGAAAATTTTGTTAAAAACTTCAATGATGCTGTTCAAAAAGCTGTAGCTGAAGCTTTAAGAGGAAAAACTCCTCGCTTAAAGGATGGTTCAAAAGAATTGACAAAAGAAGATATCTTAAAAATCAAAAATAGATCTGAACGTCAAAAGGCAATGGCTGAACATCCTGAATTATTTAGATAAAAAGGAGAAAAATATATGAGAAAACAATTTAATTTGCAATTATTTGCTGCACCAACAGGTACAACAGTAACAGCTGATTTAGAACCAGGTATTTCGATTGATTATACTTCTAGAATCAGTTCAAATATCAATGAATTACAAGATTTATTAGGGGTTACTGAATTAACACCAATGTCTTCAGGAACAACAATCAAAATCTATAAAATGGAGGTTGGTACAGTTGCTCCTCAAGTTGGAGAAGGTGAAACAATCGGTTTAACTAAAGTAACTAGAAAGAAAGTTAAAGATATTGATTTAACATTAGAAAAATATCGTAAATCAACTACTGCAGAAGCAATCCAACGTTCAGGTAGAAATATTGCAATTAACCAAACTGATGAAAAAATGGTCGGTGTCATTCAAGGACAAATCAAAAAGACTTTCTATTCTACATTAAAAGAAGGTACTGGTACTGCTACTGGTAAAACTTTACAATCTGCCTTATCTGCAGTGTGGGGAGAATTAGTTAAACATTATAAAGATGAAACAGTTACACCTATTTATTTTGTATCTACAGATGATATTGCTGAATATTTAGGTTCAAAAGAAATCACTTTACAAACCGCTTATGGATTCACATACTTAAAGAATTTCTTAGGTTTAGGTGATGTCATCGTTTCACCTGAATTAGAAAAAGGTACAGTATATGGTACTGCCAAAGAAAACATTGCGGGTGCTTATATTCCAACAAACAATGGGGACGTTGCTGATACATTTGGCTTAACAAGTGATACAACAGGTCTAGTAGGTATGGTTCACACTTCTAAAACAGACAATGCAACAATTGAAACATTATTAATGTGTGGTGTTAAATTCTTTGTTGAATACGTTGATGGCGTATTCAAAGGAACAATCACTCCAGGAGAAGCTGCTTAATGTATGTTGCAATTAAAAGATTCGTTGATTTAACAGATGATGATCATATTTACAATGCTGGCGATATGTACCCTAGAGATGGTTTTGAACCATCTAGGGAACGTATCGTTGAGTTAGCAACATCAAAAAACAAACTAGAAACACCACTTATTACTTATATCGAAGATGAAAAACAAAGTGTTGCAGGAAATGACAAAGTAGAAGATGAAAAAGACATACCTAAGAAAACAACTAAAAAAGCTAAAAGTGAATAGTTATGGCAATCATTGATGATGTAACTGCGTTATTAGGTTTTTTTGATGAAAAATCTAACAAAACATTAGATGTGATTATTCGTCTTACTACTAATCGTTTAAAAACACTATTGGATGTTGAAGAAGTACCAACTGAATTAGAATATATCGTTACTGAAGTTTCAATTGTTAGATACAACAAGATTGGTTCTGAAGGAGTCACAAGTCATTCAGTTGAAGGAGAAACCATGTCATTCAGTGATAATGATTTCAAGGGGTATTTGGACGACATAGAAGCATGGAAAAATAAGAAAAATGAAGTAAAAGGGGTTGTCAAATTCTTATGAGATATGACACTCCTGTTTATTTTCAAAAAGTTACACAAGGTGAGTATGATCCTACTACCGGAGATTATGGAGAGGATACAGTAGATGAAACCTGTGTAATGGCATCTGTCATGGATACAAGGACTGAAACAATGCAAGTTGTTTATGGTTCTATCAAGCAAGGGAGTAAAACGATTCATATTCAAAACCATTATGATAAGTCCTACGATTCTATTAGAATTGATAATAAGATTTATCGAGTGGATTATTCTAGAACTCTTAGAAATAAACATTCATTTATCGTTCACGAGGTACAAAATGGGTAGAAGTATTAAGATTACAGGTATCAAGGAATTGGAGGCTAAACTCAAAAAAAATGCTACTCTCGATGATGCCAGAACAGTTGTAAAAAAGAATGGTGCTGAATTGCAAACTTTAATGACAAGAAATGCTAATTTCGTTAAGGGGTATGCAACAGGCACAACAAAGAGAAGTATTCGATGTACATTTACTGATTTGAATTTAACAGCAACGGTTGAACCAACAACATACTATTCACCTTACCTTGAATATGGAACACGTTTCATGTCGGCCCAGCCCTTTGTAAGGCCATCTTTCAACATTCAAAAAGAAATCTTCAAAAGAGATTTGAAGAAATTAATGAAATGAGGTGTGTTATGGATCCTCAACAAGAATTGTTCAGTTACTTGTTAGTAACATTAAAAAAAGAATATCCGGATATGGTTTTTGATGGATTTATGCCACCAGAAGGAACACCATATCCTTTTATTTATCTTGCTGATAGTCAACAAATTGATGATTATGGAAATAAAACAGCAATCTTTAACAATGTGTATCAAACTATTCATATATGGAATGATTCACCTAAAAAAAGAGGTACTGTTTCAAACATAGCATTGAAAATTAAAAATATAACAAGAAGATTAGAATACACAACTAATTATAAGTGGGAAATTAGAAATATCGAACAAAGGATTTTGGAAGATACGACAACCCAAATACCACTTATGCACGTTGTACTAGAGCTGGAGTTCAAATCTTCTAGTAAAGGAGGAAAAAGAAGTGATCAATAAATTTGATTTGCAATTATTTGCTGATGAAAGTCCTGAAACAATTTCAGGTAAAAAACTTGTCTACTTATTTAGAGTGGCAGAAGATTCTAAAATAGAAAACGCAGGTGCTTTAGCTTTTGTAACTGAAAATGAAAGAACAACATCTAAAGATGCTGATTCTACACAAACGAAAGATGGAAATGTTCGTACACCTGGTGCTGCTGAAATTGAAATCACAAGCACATCATTATTGCCTAAAGGGGATAAGATGATTGATAAATTAGAATCAGCAATGCTAAATGACAAACTTGTAGAATGCTGGGAAGTAAATTTAGCTGCACCAGGTTCTAGCACAAACAGTGGTAAATATAAATCAAAATATTATCAAGGATATATTACTGAATTAGGAATTTCTTCTAATGCTGAAGATAATGTTGAAGTAAGTATCACTTATGGAGCTAACGGTCAAGGTGCAGATGGATACGCAACATTGACTGATGAGCAAAAAGAAATCGCATCTTACGTCTATAAAGATGTAACCAAAGAAAGTGAATAAAGCGGATAAAAATATCCGCTTTTTATTTTGAAAAAAGGAGAATAATCATGGAATTAACTATTAACGAAAAAGTATACAACTTTAAATTTGGAATTGGGTTTGTAAGACATTTAGATGGGAAATCTTCAATCAAACAAGATGGGATTCAGTTTGGAATTGGATTAGAAACATTGATTCCTAATTTATTGACAGGGAATACCGTTACTTTATCTGATTGCTTGTTTGTAGCAAATATGACTGAAAATCCAAGAATTACTCAAGATCAACTTGATAACTATATCGATGATGAAGAAACAAATATCGATTCTCTTTTTGACGATGTGCTAGAAGAACTAAAAAAGTCGAATGCTACAAAGAAGAAAGCAGAGAAACTGTTAGAAAATTATCAAAAAGAACAAGAAAGATTGGAAGCGATGGAAGCAACTCAAATTCAAGCGACAGAATAACATATGAAAAAATAGTAGAGAACTGTTTTAGATATTTAGATATCAACGATATTGATAAAATCAATCGCTTAACGATTAATGAATATAAGTATTTGATGTCAGGTGCTAAATATAAGCTTGTTGATCAACAGGAACAAATTTTCTTGTTGGCGTGGGCCATTCGACAAGCTAAGTCTAGGAAAAAAAGCGGTAGATATTTTTATCGCACATTTAATCAATTCTTTAATCGTAAAAAAATCGAAAATCAGTTGGATAACAAAAAAGATACTTCCTCTCTTATTTCAAGAATTCAAGAAGCAATAAAAGTACAAGAAGGGAAGTGATAATTATTGGAAACATATAGTGTAAAGGCCGTACTTAGTGCTGTTGATTCAAACTTTACAAGCACTATGAAAACAGCTAATAGCAGTCTTGCAGGAATTAAAACTGCAAGTGAAAGTGCCACAAGTTCCATTATGAAAATTGCTAGTGGTATAGGTGTTTTTAAAGCATTATCTGCAGGTGCTAATATGCTGACAAGCTCAGTCAGTGGTGCAGTTGATAGATATGATACATTAACAAAATATCCAAAAGTATTAACTAATCTCGGATATAGTACACAACAAGCGAATAAATCGACAGTTAAGTTGAAAGAAGGAATTCAAGGTTTACCAACAGCCTTAGATGATGTCGTCAAAACGTCACAAAGACTTACTGTTTTAACAGGTAATTTAGATAAGTCTACTGATACAACATTAGCTTTGAACAATGCTTTTCTGGCTAGTTCGGCTTCTGTTTCAGATACATCAAGAGGTATGGAACAGTATATACAGATGCTTTCAAAAGGGACTGTTGATATGCAGTCTTGGAGAACATTACAAGAAACAATGGGCTATGCATTAAGTGAAACAGCAAAGCAACTTGGAATTGCAAGCGGTTCTTCTAATGAATTATATAGTTCGTTACAATCTGGGCAAATTACATTTGATCAATTAAATGATGCCCTGATTGAATGTTCTACTAAAACAGGTGGTTTTGCTGAAATGGCATTAGAAGCAAGTGGTGGAATTAAGACATCGTTTGCTAATATCCAAACTGCTATTAAAAGCGGCATGGAAGGAACGATTTCAGCTATCGATACAATGTTGAGTAATTCAGGGTTGCCTAAAATTCAAGAAATGTTGGATGATGTCAAAAAAGGAATAAACAAAGTTTTCGGAAGCTACACATTATTAGATGATGGTACTAAAAAGTTTAACGGAGGTTTAGTACAGGCTGTTGCAAATTTTGATAACCTTAAGGGATTAGCTATGCAGACAGGATCTATTTTAGCTGGACTGACAGTAGCGACTGGAAGTGTTGATTATATAAAAGCTTTATGCGGAGGGTTTGACACTCTCAATAGCAAAATTCCTAAATTAAGCGAAACTCTATCAACACTTCAAGAAAAATCAAAAATATTAGGGAATACTTTATCGAATACTTTAAACAAATCATCACCATATTTAGATAATTTGAAAAATAAATTTTCAAAATTAATGCCTGATTCAACAAAATCAAGTATTGATAATTTTAAAAATTTAATAAGTGGTAGCATGTCTATTGGAAAAGATAAAGTAAATGCTGTAGGTGATTCAATTGCTCAAATGTCATTCGAATTTCAAAGTGCTACTGGAAGATTTTCTAGTGATGCCCCTAAAATGTGGAAAGCATTTAATGCTGTTTCAAACAAAATTAATAAGGCTTCTAGCCTATTAGGAAACAACATAGGCAATGGATTAAAAGCAGGTACTAATGTCGGTATGAAAGCTATGTCAACAATGACGACAGTATTAACTAAAGTATTTGCAATTGCTATGAAATCAGTAGGACCTGCAGCTATTTTAGGATTAGTTGTTGCTGGTTTAGGAATTGTAAACAATCAGTTTGGAAGTCAAATTGATCAAATGATTGCTACGGTTGTTACACAGGCACCTAAAGTGATTAGTAATTTTGTAAAAGGAATTACTAGTCAAATGCCTATGTTAGCAAGTTCAGGAGCACAGTTACTAGTTCACTTATCAGTCGGAATAGCCAAAACATTACCACTTGTTGTAAATGCAGGTATGAAGATATTAAATTCAATTATTCAAGGAATATCAGCTAACGCTCAATCAATTGTTAAGAGCGCATTGCTAATTGTTGGTACTTTAGGTGGCGCAATATTAAATGCAGTTCCACAGTTATTAGGAATGGGACTACAAGTGCTTACTTCTATTACACAAGGTATCCTAAATAACATGCCTTTAATATTGGTAGGAATTCAAACCATGATTACCAATATTACAACAGCAATTCAAACCAAACTGCCTACAATGATACAAATGGGAGTTCAAATACTTCAAAATATTGCAACTGGTATCGTTCAAATGCTACCACAAATAGTCGTAGGAGCAATTCAAATTATCACAACGTTAATCGATACAATTAGTGGAAATCTTCCAACGATCCTTAATGGTGCGGTAGAAATCATCAATACATTAGTTGATGGTTTAATCAATAATTTACCACAAATAATCAATGCTACAGTTGAGTTGATAGGAGCGATTTTAAATGCAATCATTACAAATCTCCCTCAAATTATGACCGCAGGTGTTCAAATCATCTTGAAATTAGCTTCAGGATTGATTTCAGCGATACCTCATGTTGTTTCAGGTGTAGCCAAAGTTGCTAAAAAGATTATCTCAACATTTAAAGATACAAACTGGTTGGAAGTTGGTGTTAATGTCATCAAAGGAATCGCAAAAGGAATTTCAAGTGCCGCAGGTCAATTATGGGACGCAGCTAAAAAAGCTCTAGGCTCATTCAAAGATAAAGTGTTAGGATTCTTTGGAATTCATTCACCATCCCGTTGGGGTAAATGGGTAGGTAGAATGCTTGATACCGGTGTTGCTAAAGGTATCGGTGGTTATACTCGTTTGATTGGAAATCAAGCTCAAAAAATATTCAATACTGTACAATCGTATGTTGGTGATATCAGTAATCTAGGAATGCAATATTCGTTTGCTGGAGATATGGGCGTTGCAAGCGTAGAACATTACGTTGATTACAATGACGACTATATTAATTCTAACGGCGGAGATAACAGCAAGAATGAATACTATTTCACAATTACAAATGAAATGGATGGAAAAACGTTAAGTAAAGAAACTTACAAGTACGATCAGGAAAATGCTAAAAAAGATGAAAAATTTCTAAAAAAATTGAGAGGTGATAAATAATGTCTTATGAATTCATAGATGTAGATGATATTGTAGAAACATTTCTGCCAGCTGAAGCAATGTCATATAACGGAGTTTATCTTGAAAATGAAATAGAAGGGTATAGAACATTAAATGTGAGCGGACGTGAATTATTGTCCGCTTCTATTAAAAGTTCCTCTGTTGATGGAATTAGTGGTTCTAAATATCAATATAAGACATATCCATCTCGTACAATCATAGTAAAATTTCAATTGATATGTGATACTGATAGAAAATTTAGAGAAGCATTCAATAGAATGAATCAAATTTTAAGTGCAGAACAAGTTAAAATCATTTTCAACGATGAACCTGATAAATATTTTATTGGAACAAAAGAAGGAAATACAGACATCGAACCCGGGAAAAATAGCGTAATAGGCGAAATAGAAATCTATTGCGCTGACCCTTGCAAATATTCAACTGTTTTAAAAGAGTTTGAAGGTGTTATTGAAGATGATGAATTGGTTGTCAACGTTCAAAACAATGGAACTGAATCAGCTACTATTGATTATGAAGTAACCAACAATGCCGAAACAGGATATTTAGGAATTGTATCCGAACATGGTGTTATGGAGTTTGGTAAAATTGATGAGGTGGATGGAACAGTTTATCAACAAAATGAAACATTGGCTACTTTGAATGATTTTATAAACGCAAAGGATGATACTGCTGGTAAAGATGCTATGCACCCATTGTACGGGACAAGCGGAACACTTGCCACCGATAGTTGGCATGGCAAGACCTTTTTAAAATTTGGCAGTGTCGGAACAAAAAAAGGTTCAGCAAATGGAGGAATGAGAACGTTCATTTTACCCGCAGATTCAAATGGAGATACAGGTTGTAAAAATTGGTATTCATATTTTCATCTTTTGTTTTATGCAAATGTGATGGGGCAAACTGGTGAAATGTCTATCAGTTTTTTAACCGAGGACAATAAACTTATTGCAGGGTGTAACTGGTATAAAACGGACTCCGTTGGAAATACAGCTTCATATGATTTTGTTGTCTATAATCCTGATGTTAAATCTTCAGATGCCATGGCTGGAAAAGTATTAAAAACATGGAATTATACAACTTCGCATTTACAATCTCAAAATCCCTGGTATTGGGATTGGGGGCATTGCGATTTACGTAAAGAAGGTTCAAGAATAACCTTTTTTTATTATGGAAAGTATTACACTTACACAGTTCCTGAAATTGAAAATATGAAATGTGCAAAAGTTCAAATTTCCATAAAACAATGGGGTGATAGAAATGGCAACAAATTCATGTACTATGCAGGGTTTGATAATTTCTATATCCAAAAAATGCATGTTGATAAATGGAACGATGTACCCAACAGATATTCAAAACACTCGGTTCTTTCTATTGATGGTGAGACATCACATTTTTTCGTCAATGGAATGCAAAAACAAAGTGAAGAGATATTAGGTACTCAATATTTCAAAGCAGCTCCAGGAAAAACAAAGATCAAATTCTACGTTAGTGAGTGGACAAAAACTCAACCAACAATAAAAGTCAGAATAAGAGAGGCGTGGTTGTAGAAAATGGAATATATTAGAATTGCAGTTTTGAGCGCATATGATGAAGTATGCGCTTTTCTTGATAATTCAATTGAAAAAGCAATGCACTATTGGGATGATGAGTTACACACTTATTTAAAAGGTGCAGCATATACTTATTCATTCAAAACATTTACTGATCATGAGGATGCTCAATTTTTGACAGTAGGAAACAAAATATCGTTTTTATATAAAGATAAAGGATATTATTTAAATATTGTCGATGTTGATAGAGATGAGATATATACAACAGTTACTGCATATGGTTTATCTCTTGAATTAACAAATGAAGAAACAGGTTCGTATAAGGCGTCTGGTGCAATGTCGTTTGAGCAGTATATTACAGCATTCAACTTTGAAAAGCCTTTTGAAATAGGAATAAATGAAGTCAGTGACAAACGTATAACAAACGAATGGGAAGGTACGGATACTATTCTTGCCAGACTGTTTTCTCTAGCAAATGTATTTGATACTGAGCTTGAATTTGTAACCGAATTGGATAAGGATTATTCACTTAAAAGAATAGTCATGAATGTCTATAGAGAACATGATGACAATCATCAAGGGATTGGCTCCGATAAAACAAAACAAGGTACTATCAAATATGGAAATGATATAAAAGGAATATCGAAAAAAAGTGATATTACTGAGTTATACACTGCTATTAGACCAACAGGCAATAATGATTTGACTTTAGCGGATCTTGATAAAAGCGAATTTGACGCAAATGGAAATTTAGAATATTCTAGCCCTAAAGGAACTATTGAAATTCTAGCTCCTCAAGCAAGAGACAGATTCCCTTCAACATTGATGGCTGATATAAACGGTCGTTATATTTGCAAAGTATGGACTTATGATACGGATAATGTAAACACATTATATGGCCAAGCTCTTGCACAATTAAAAAAGAACTGCATACCTCAGGTATCGTATACAGTTGATGGCTATATTGATGCTGATATAGGGGATACATTTGTTATTGAAGACAGTGAATACAAACCAACTTTGTATTTAAAGGCCCGTATTACTGAGCAACAAATTTCTTTTGTAAATAAAGATAATTGTAAAACGACATTTGATAATTTTGAGGAACTTGAATCTCAAGTTAATTCTTCATTGTTAAACGAGATGAAGGATCTAATAGCACAAAATAAAATTTATGATGCAAATATTATTTCTAACAATGGTATCTTATTTAAAAACGATGATGATCAAACGATTCTAACAGCTTTGATTAAGAACAATGGAGTTGATATCACTTCAAAATTTGAAATTATATGGTATGCACAAGATGGAGAGATACTTTCAAAAGAAAAGGAATTACTAGTCAAATCATCGGATTTTATAGATAAGAAGACATACTATTTTGACGGCTATATCAATAATAGTGTAAAAGCAACTTGTGAGGTTACCTGTATCAATTTAAGAGATGGTAAAGACGCAATTGTATTACATGTCAGCAGTTCAAACGGGACATCATTTAAAAACAGCGATATCTCTACAACTTTTACCGTGTCAATTATCGTTGGAGATAAAAGAATTGAAAATTCAAATGATATGTATAATATTTTTGGTAAAAATGCAAGGATCATTTGGAAAGTAAAAAGAATGAATGAAGATGAATTTAAAGAGCTGTTATCAACAGATGAACGCATTAGTGATAATGGCTTTATTTTGACTATAACAACAAGGGATGTATACATTAAAAGTACATTTACTTGTGATTTTGATTATTGATAAAAGGAGATTATAAAATGGCAATTAAAGCAAGTGCACAAATTGATTTGATAGATTTAACAGATGGTTTTACCGTTGTATTAACGAATGAGAATCATACTTTTTTAGGAACTACATCGGCTGTTGATGGAACACAAACAGCAACTTGTCAAGTTCAAGCTTTACAAGGAGAAAATGTTGTAAATTGTGAAGTTGGGGATGTGACTTGTCCTACAGGTTTATCAATTGTCAGCGACGGGAAAACACCTGTACCTACTTTAACTATTACAGCAACATCCGCTTTAACTAAAAGTGGAAGTGTTATCATTCCTGTAAAAATCGGGGAAATTACAATTAATAAAACATTTAGTTGGTCTATTGCATTTAGAGGAAGCAACGGGACATCAGTTACAATTAAATCGACTGAAGTCACTTATCAAGTTGGTGCAAGTGGTACAACTGCACCTACAAGTGCATGGTCATCTACAGTTCCAACAGTAGGACAAGGGGCTTATTTATGGACAAAGACAGTGGTAACTTACAGTGACGGGAAGTCTACAACATCTTATTCTGTTTCAAGACAAGGAGTAAATGGATCTAATGGAAAAGATGCTTTAGTAATTGTAATTTCATCATCGAATGGGACAATCTTTAAAAATACTGATATTGCTACAACATTAACAGCCCGAGTTTACCAAGGAGGTGCAGAAGTAACTGGTTCGGCATTAGCAGCTCTAGGAACAATCAAATGGTATAAAGATGGAGCTACTACTTCTACAGCTTCTGGATCAACATTAACAGTCCAAGCTGGAGATGTGGATTCAAGATGTAACTATACCGTCCAATTAGAAGGATAAATTATGTCTGTAAAAGCTAGAGGCTCTATTACATTAATTAGAGTAAATGACGGGGAAGATGGTAATGATGCTATTACTGTTTCCCCAACAGCTCCGTCTAATCCTGTAACAGGGCAGTTGTGGCAAACTGCGTCAGGCAATCCAATCAAAAGATGGGACGGTTCAAAATGGGTTGTTCATTATATTTCTGTTGAAAATTTAAAAAC